GACTATTTTGAAAATCTAATACAGGACGAAGTGTTGGCAGGTGCTGACTACCATTGGACAGACCACGGGGACTAATTAATGTTTGATTACCTTTTAGCATTTATATACTTTGCTTTTCTCATTATGTTTGGACTGGCAGTGTTACTTTCGGTGCTGACAGTGCTGATAGATCCGGTAAACGGACTACCCGACGACAAATACCGAAAGGAAATGCTCAAGAAGCGGAGGAACAAGTGACACAACAAGAGTTTGAACAAGGATACTATGAAACGTCAGACGGTCCTGAAGGGCCTTCAGTTGACCCCATGGAACACGCCATGATTGAACATCTGGTCGAGTTTGAAACTGAAATGTTCCGGTTGGAATGTCGTCAGCGTATTTCCAGACTAAAACTTAGGCAGCTCGAACGCATGATGGTGGATTTACACGGGGAGGACTGGCAGGATGCGCTGTAAGGCATGTAATGTGATACTAGAGGACCATGAGTTGACCAAAAAGGACTCCAATGGCCACTTCTTTGACCTCTGCAGTTATTGTTTGTCTTCGTCTAACGTCCTTGACGACCTCAACGGTGATACTTTAGTGGAAAATTACCATTATGAAGGATTTACTGACGACGAAGATTCTGATACCCTCTTCTAAAGTATTACTAAGGTAATACTGAAGAAGTAAACCGAAGAAGACACTACATAAGTAACCATAGGAGACTTAGGTTTATGGGCAAGAAAAAACCACGGGTCAATCCCGTAGCCAAACATGCCCATAAGTTTAACAAACCTATGGTGCACAAAGACCGAACCAAATACACCCGGAAGGAAAAACATGGACGAAAAGACGATTTATGAAGTAACAGGTGGAGACTACAGCATCTTCTGTCTGGGCTACACACAGGCCCGTGAGGTGACGAAAGACATAATGAAGGCTGACCCTTGGGGTGGTATCCCTTTTGTCATCAAGAAGGATCTGAGGCTGTCTCTGAACGAAAACGGCGACGTCGTTATGACTAAATCAACACTGGACCGCATCCTGAGCATGGCTAGTGACGAAATACCAGAAGACGTCGAATAGCAATTTAGTTTACCCACAGCCGAAAAAATGTGGTATACTATTAGTATGATACGCAATGGTGCGATCATAAAACGATAACGGAGATTATTCCATGGCAGTAGTAGAAGGCATTGTAAACTTCAGCAACATCACTCAGCATGACGTGTTCAACGGTCAGGACACAGGGCAGTACTCCCTGACGATTACGTTGGACGAGGACGACGCTTCGACGTTGGCCGCTAGTGGTGTTAAGATTAAGGACTACCAAGGCAGTAAGCAACGGAAGTTCAAGTCGAAGTTTAACATCCGTACCATTGATGCGGACGGCAACCCCTATCAGGGTGAAGTCCCTTACAATTCAAAGGTACGCCTGAAGTACAAACTAGGTGACGCACATCCGGTACACGGTGTGTCTACCTACCTTGAAGCAATCAAGGTCCTTGAAGAAGCTGAAGTAGCGGCATTTGACGACGACTTTTAATGTCTAAGTTTCTTCGTCACGAAGGGTGTCCGGAGTGTGGTTCTTCGGACGCCCTTGCGATCTACGAGGACGGCGGTAAGCATTGTTTTGCCGCCGGTTGCACCCATCATATCAACGGAGGTACAGTGGAAGAACCTAAGACTGTCAATGCCAAGCCTCTCCAAATGTTTGGCGTAGTCAGTAACATACCCCAACGACGCATATCCAAGGAAACATGCGCTCGCTTCGGGGTCACAGTTGAGTACTCTAGTGAAGGTCAGGTAGAAAAACACTACTACCCTTACTACGAAGTGGACTCAAAAGAGATCGTAGCCGCCAAGGTCAGGCACGTTAAGACAAAGAACTTCCACGCCACTGGTGACATGACCAAGGCTGGTTTCTTTGGACAACAACAGTGCACGTCCAATAAGTTCCTGACGATTACTGAGGGAGAGCTGGACGCCTTGGCTGTCTACGAGATGCTAGGCAAGACAGCGTATGACGTAGTGTCGTTACGCAATGGTGCTTCCAATGCAGTGAAGGAACTGAAGCAACAGCTTGAGTGGCTAGAGAGCTACGACAAGGTGGTGCTTTGTTTCGACAACGACAAGGCCGGGGAAGCTGCTCTAGAGCAAGTGAAGGACCTGTTCAGCCCTAACAAGCTGAAAATCTGTAAGCTGCCTACAAAGGACGCTTCGGACATGCTGATGGCGAACAACGTCAAGGACTTCACAAAGCTCTGGTGGAACGCCAAGGTGTACCAACCTGACGGCATCGTCGCTGGTACTGACACTTGGGGTACTCTGGTCGAGAAGCGCAAAGTCAAGTCCACCCCTTACCCTTGGGAAGGCTTGAATCATATCACCAGAGGACATAGACCTTATGAACTGGTCACGATCACTAGCGGTAGTGGTATGGGCAAATCCCAGTTTATTCGGGAGATCGAATACGACCTTCTACGCCGATGCGAGGGCAATATTGGCGTCTTGGCCCTTGAGGAGGATTTGGCCCGAACAACGCTTGGTATCATGTCGGTGGCGGCGAACAGACCCCTTCACTTGGAAGAGGACACGCCAGTGGACGAGCTTCGGCCCTTCTGGGAATCCACACTGGGAACAGGACGTTACTACCTTTTCGACCACTGGGGGTCAACTTCAGCAGATAACCTGCTCTCCCGTGTTCGCTACATGGCAAAAGCCCTTGACTGCCGGTACGTCATACTGGACCACCTGTCCATCGTCGTGTCTTCCCAAGAGTCCGGAGACGAGCGAAAAGCCATTGACGAGATTATGACTAAGCTCAGGACGCTAGTGGCAGAGACAGGCATTACTCTGTTTCTCGTGTCACACTTGCGTCGGTCACAGGGCAGAGCCCACGAGGACGGTGCACAGATCAGCTTGGGTGAGTTGCGTGGTTCACAAGCGATTGCTCAGCTGTCTGACATCGTAATAGGCATGGAAAGGGACCAGCAACACGCCAACGAAGACATCAGGAATACGACCACCGTACGTGTCCTGAAGAATCGTTACACTGGCGAAACTGGACCCGCTTGCTGGCTTGCGTATGACCGGGGAACCGGACGTTTGACTGAAGTGGCTAATCCTGAAATAGGGGACGATTTTTGATCTATCTGGATCTTGAAGCTGACGGACTGAACCCAACGACGATTTGGTGCGTTGTTACCCGCTACAACGGGGTAAACACCGTCCATACACGTCCAGATACGCTACGAGAGGCTCTGTGTGGCCCTCTGAGCGTCGTTGGACACAATCTAATAGGGTACGACCTACCTGTCTTAGAGCGTCTCTGGGGGCTTTCTGTGGCTCCTGAGAGGGTCATAGATACGCTGGTTTTGTCCCGTCTTTTCGACCCTAGCAAGTCTGGTGGACACTCTTTGCGGAACTGGGGAGAGGAACTTGGCTTCCCGAAAGGGGACCACGACGACTGGACCTGTCTGTCTCCTGAGATGATCGACTACTGCATGAGGGACGTTGAGGTGACTGAAGCTGTACACAAGAAGCTTGTCACCGATATGTCTGAGTTTTCACAGCAGTCCATCGAACTGGAGCACAAGGTGCAGTACGTAGTCCAGCAACAGGAGCGCAATGGCTGGGTGCTGGACCAAGAGTTAGCAAGGGAGCTTTGTGCAACATTCAAGGAGCGCATGAATGAAATTGAAGCGGATCTGCAGGCGATTTTCCCGCCGATCGTTGAGCAACGCTACTCAGAAAAAACAGGTAAGCGTCTCAAAGATAAGGTCACTGTCTTTAATGTCGGCTCACGGCAACAGGTGGCCGACAGGCTTACAGCTAAGGGTGCTGTTTGGACGGAACTCACTCCGACAGGCAAACCAATGGTTGATGAGAAGACGCTTAAAGAGAATAGTCATGTTCCCGAAGCGGAACAAGTACTTGAGTACCTCTTGCTTCAAAAACGATACGCACAAGTAAATTCGTGGTTGGAGCATGTGGAGGATGACGGTAGGGTCCATGGTCGTGTAATCAGTAACGGTGCTGTGACTGGACGGATGACACACCAAAGCCCTAACATGGCTCAGGTTCCAGCAGGCCATAGCCTGTATGGACATGAGTGTCGCTCTTGCTGGACTGTGCCTCAACAAAGAAAGTTAGTCGGGTTCGACGCTAGTGGCCTAGAGCTACGTATGTTGGCCCATTACATGAATGACGAGGAGTTTACCAATGTCCTACTTAGAGAAGACATTCATACCAGAAATCAACAGGCTGCGGGACTTGAAACAAGACCTCAAGCAAAGACTTTCATCTACGCTTTCCTCTACGGAGCAGGAGACGCTAAAATCGGAACTATCGTCGGAGGAACTGCGAGAGACGGCAGAACTCTTAAACAACGATTTTTACGAAATACACCTGCTCTTGAAAGTCTTAGAGAACGTACTGCTAGAGCAGCTGGGCGTGGTTATCTTACAGGACTCGACGGAAGGCGTCTTAGAGTTAGATCCGAACACTCTGCACTAAACACCTTACTACAGGCGGCTGGTGCTATAGTGATGAAGCAGGCTTTGGTTACTCTTGATGATTACGCAAAGCTTTGGAACATTAACTACAAATTCGTAGGGAACATCCATGACGAAGTACAATCGGAGGTGGTTGCTGAACAAGCAGAGAAGTTCGGCTGGCTCGCAGTGGAGTGCCTCAAGGCGGCTGGGATTTCTTTTGAACTCAGATGCCCACTCGACGGAGAATACAAAGTCGGTTCAACGTGGGCGGAGACACACTGATGAATAGGAACCGAAAGGGAGACTTTGCTGAGTTCTATGCCGTGACGTGGCTCTGGGACAACGGTTACGAAGTTTTCTTAAATGCAGGCTGTACCGGGGCTGTTGACATGATTGCAATGAAGGACGGAGAGACAGTCTTAGTCGACGTCAAAACAGCAGTCTATGATCCAACATCAGACCGGTGTACCCAAAGGAGGGTCAGGACTGAGGAACAAAAGAAATTAGGCGTAGTATTTTTATCATTTGATCCTGACACAAGAAAACTGAGATGGGTGGAGCATAGAGAATGAAGAGCATATACACACTGGTAGACGACATCTACAAACTGGTGAAGACAAAGAGAGTAGCCAAAGACGTAGACATCGAAAAGTGCATCGACGACTTTGGCGAGTCCGTGAAGGACCTTATGCGAAAGGAGTTTGTCAACGGAGGTCCACGAGACTACCGTAAACTACGCATGTCCAACATTGGTCGTAAAGACAGGTTCCTCTGGAATCACTACAACAATGTTGAGAAGCACGACGACATGCAACCACACACGCTCGTCAAGTTTCTTTACGGGCATCTCATCGAAGAACTCCTGCTATTCTTAACGAGGGCATCAGGGCATGAAGTTACAGCAGAACAAAAGAAGTGTGAAGTCAGTGGTATTACAGGCTCTATGGACTGCAAAATTGACGGCGTGGTCACTGATGTTAAGTCTGTGTCCAGTTATGGGTTTAAGAAATTCAAGGACGGAAGTTTGGCTTATGATGACCCGTTTGGATACGTTGCTCAAATTAAAGGTTATGCAGAAGCAGAAGGGCAGACTACCTTCGGCTGGTTAGCCATGGACAAGCAGAATGGTCACCTGACCTATCTGATGTACGATCAGGAGGACACACAGGCTCCTGTGCACGAGAAGATTGGCTTCGACATCACAGACCGGATTGAACATGTCCAAACCATGGTTCTACAGCCAGAGCCTCCTGAGCATTGTTACCAGCCCAAAGAAGACGGCAAGAGTGGTAACAAGAAGCTCGACATAGGTTGTTCCTACTGTGCGTACAAGAAAAGCTGTTGGCCCGGACTACGTGCCTTCTCTTACTCAACAGGCCCAAGATTTTTAACGGAGGTGGTCAATGAGCCGAAGGTCCAAGAGATCCCGCTTTAGAAGTACGTTTGAGCAGGACGTTGCCAAGATACTACAGGGGTTTGACTATGAGCCGTTCACAGTGCCCTACACAATCTCCCGTAGTTATCGCCCTGATTTCGTCCATGCTGCTTCCGGGGTCCTTGTGGAGTGCAAGGGCTTCTTCCGGGAGGGAGACACCAAGAAGTACACCAGTATCAGGGACAGTTTGCCAAAGGGACAGGAGTTAGTTTTCGTTTTGATGCAGCCCAACAAAAAAATACGAAAAGGTGCCAAAATGACTATGGCAGAATGGTGTGACAAAGAAGGAATTTTATGGTATAATATAGAAACACTGGAGGAGTTAATCAGTTATGTCTCTGACGCTAGAAGAAATTAAAGAACGCTTGCTTCATCTGTACGATCCGGATGACCTGATAGAGTCTTTAAGGATTACTTCAGAGGACATACTGGACAGGTTCGAAGACAGGCTACTACGCAAATTAGAAGATTTTCAAGAAGAACTGGAGGAAGTAAATGAGTATTGACGAAGCTACCCCACAAGAGTGGGACAATACTTCAAAAAAAACTTACGTTATCAACCCAGTAACCAAGCCAGCACATTACAACAAAGGGGGCATCGAGGCGATAGACTACATCAAACAACAGCTAGGAACGGGGTTTGGTGACTATTGCTCTGGAAATGTAATGAAGTACCTCCACCGGTATAAATACAAGAATGGCGTAGAGGACCTAAGGAAGGCACGGCAGTATTTAGATTGGTTGATAGAGGACATGGTTAATGAAGGTTATTGAGGGAAAGTTTGGAGGTAAGACTAAAAACAAAGAAGACGGTATCAAGACGTCGGAGTTTTTGGCGACGTTTGCAGCAAAGGCTAGGGACTATGAAGAGAGCGGTAAACAAGTTAAAGTTGCCGTTATCATGTACGAAGACGGTGAGGTGTTTGAAGTTGCGTCCAATGAGCAGTACCCAGACGGGGTGTTTATGTTGTTGCAGATGGCATCACACGCAATCATTAACGAAACATTAGGAGTGACACAGTGAAAGCAACAGACGCTACAATTAAAAGAGCATCTAACGGATACATAATAGAGTGGTACGAAAACGGTTTCTTTGCAACCATACACGCTACCTTTGAAGAAACAGTAGCACAACTACATAAAATCTTTGAGGAGGCATGATGGACGCATATCAACAATACATACACAAAAGCCGCTACGCTCGTTACCTGCCAGAGGAACAGCGTAGGGAGACTTGGGAAGAAACAGTCAACCGGTACGTAAACTACTGGGTTGACCGAACAGAGCTAAACGACTTCGAAGTGTCAGAGATATTTAAAGCCATCCACGACCTCGACGTCATGCCTTCTATGCGGGCACTGATGACTGCTGGTGAAGCTCTGGACAGGGACAACGTAGCAGGGTTTAACTGTAGCTACCTGCCTATAGACCACCCTAAGGCGTTCGATGAGATGATGTACGTTCTCATGTGTGGCACAGGTGTAGGCTTCAGTGTTGAACGACAGTACGTACAGAAATTACCAGAAGTAGCGGAGACTTTCCATGAAACCGATACAGTTATTAACGTGGCAGATTCGAAGATCGGATGGGCGAAATCGTTTAGGGAGTTGGTATCACTGTTGTATTCGGGTCAGGTTCCCCAATGGGATGTTAGCAGAGTACGACCTGCAGGTTCCACGCTTAAAGTTTTTGGAGGTAGAGCAAGTGGTCCAGAACCTTTGCTTGACTTGTTCCGATTCACAGTTGACCTCTTTCAAAATGCGGCTGGACGAAAGCTTAGCTCCGTTGAGTGCCACGACCTTTGCTGCAAGATTGCTCAAATCGTCGTCGTTGGAGGAGTCAGACGATCAGCCCTCATCAGTCTCTCCAACCTCACAGACGACCGACTCCGACGATGCAAGCACGGACAGTGGTGGGTGGACAATCCTCAACGTGGGTTAGCCAACAACTCAGCATGTTACACAGAAAAACCAGACTTTGAGGCATTTTTGAATGAGTGGACAAGCCTGTATGAATCACGATCTGGAGAGCGAGGTGTCTTCAGTCGAGTCGCAAGTCAAAAACAGGCTGCAAGAAATGAGCGAAGAGATGCTAGTTATGATTTTGGAACTAATCCATGTAGCGAGATCATCCTCCGACCCTATCAGTTCTGCAACCTTTCGGAAGTTGTTGTCAGGTCGTCCGATACACTTGCAAGCCTCAAACGAAAAGTACGAGTTGCAACTATCCTTGGGACTCTACAGGCAACACTTACAGACTTTAGATACCTGAGAAACGTATGGAAGACGAACACCGAAGACGAAGCACTTTTGGGTGTGTCGTTGACGGGGATCATGGACCATCCGACTCTCTCAGGAAGGGGAGATAAAAATGAACTTAAGAAATGGCTTAGGGCAATGCGCTCAGAGGCAATCAAAGTCAACAAAGAATGGTCTGAGCGTTTGGGAATTAACTGTTCTGCCGCTATTACTGCCGTTAAGCCTAGTGGTACTGTCAGTCAGTTGGTTGATTCTGCCAGTGGTATTCACCCTAGGTACAGCGATCAGTACATTAGAAGAGTACGAGCTGATGCGAGAGATCCTCTTTGCACCGTCCTTGAGGCTGCTGGTGTCCCTGTAGAGGACGACGTAATGTCACCCACTACCAAGGTATTCAGCTTCCCTATAGCGTCTCCTGACGGGGCTGTGACAGCCGCTGAGATGGGTGCTATGGAGCAACTTGAGCTATGGGAGATATATCAGGACGAGTGGTGTGAACATAAGCCGTCCATGACGTGCTACTACCGGGACGACGAGTTCTTGGAGGTGGGACAGTGGTTGTACAACAAGTTTGATAAGGTGTCAGGTATCAGCTTCTTGCCTTATTCAGACCATACTTATCAACAGGCACCTTACGAGCCTGTGGATAAAAAGACCTATAAGAAGCTTAAGGACCAATTCCCAGAGACTATTGATTGGAATATCTCTGAGAACTCCGACATGACAGAAGGGTCACAGCAGTTAGCCTGCACTGGTAATAACTGCGAGTTGTAACCTTAGGGGGCCGTGAGGCCCCTTTTTTATTGCTGAGGCATTGCTGAAGTAAGCATCCCTGCTAACTGCTGTTCAAGATACTTCATGGCCATCTCTCTTTCGCCTTCGGACATTTCGTCGATGATTTCACTCACCATAATGTTCATGGCGACATCAGCAGAAGCCCTTGCCTTTCCTCCAGCAGACAACGCAGCGATAAGTTTGTTGACGTACTGTGGGTTAGTGACTACCTTGGCAAAAACATTAGGGATATAGAGCGCCGCAGCACCAACACCGATTCCAATCCCTGCAGAACCTGCAGCAGTTCCTCCGACAACGGCAGCGCCCGGAGCTATGCCTCCCTTCAAAAGATTACCAAGACCCTTAGCACCTTTGGCTTCCAAGCCTCTCAAAAACAGAGCGCCTGTGTCTCCTGAGGCAGACTCAGCAGTTTCCCTGATTGCGTTCATCAGCTGATTAAATCTAGCAAAGTCAGGACCAAGGACTTCCTTAAAGATAGCTCGTTGAGTAGGGTTGTCCAGTTGCTTTGCCAATGTTCTGAGTTCTTGGACGTTAGCCACTTGTGACGTCAGCACCTTACTAAGTTTTTCTGAAAGAAACCCTTCCCTGAAAAGCCTGTCGACTTCTTCAAACGACTGCACAGACAAAGTTTCTCCAGCCTTTTTAGAAACAGAGTAAGCTTCTGCCAAGCTCTTCTTGAGTGCCTGAATCTGCTCTAGTCTATTTCCCTTGGCAGCAATGTTACCAAGTGACGTGTAGGCCCCTTTATCTGCTTGTCTTACAAACCCTGCATTAACTTTAGGAGTCATAGCGTTATAAGATCTTCTGTACGCCTCTTTCAGTGCTTTGTAGTCTGCCGCCGCTTTAGGGTCTACCCGCTCTATAGTATTCAGTATTGTTTGCCTGATGACTTCCGCAGCGTCCTGAAGTTCTGCGTGAATATAAGTGTTTCTGGTCGACCCTGATGGACCAAAAGCAGCGTTAGCTCTGTTGGTAAACGACTTGTCGATCATAAGCAGTTCTGAAACTCTTACCTGCCCTGATTTCAAATCTTTAATTCTTTTTACTGTGTCCCTGATAAACTCTAATGTCTCAGGCTGTACTTTGTCAGCTGCTTCACCAGTTAAAGTCCTTAAGTAAGAATCTATAGGGTTAGTCAAAAAACGACTATCAATAGTTTTAAAAGTTGCCGTAGACAAGGCGTTGTTTATTTCGTCCAAGCCCTGACCGTACTGTTTTCTTAAGACTTCTACACCCTCGTCAATCAACATACTGAACGCACTACCCATGTTGTAGGCGTCGTTAGCCATCCCACTAGCGTTCTTGTTGATTAAAAGGTTTAGCTCTTCTACCAGAGCGTTATTAACGGCTTCGATGTTGTCAGCCATCTTTTCTCTGGAGATCAAACCAACAGACGCAATTCGCTCTCTGAAGCCGTCAAGACCTGTCCTTAATACCTGAGAAGGCAACAGAGTTGCACCTCTGGCCTGCAACAGTCTTTGAGTAGCGGCTAAAGACTCTGCAGAACCAGCAGGCAAAACAGTGTCTATAGCTTCTTGAGCAGCCTCTTCAATAGACTTACCCTGACGCATACGCAAGGCGTACCAAGCAGGCTTAAGTTTAGTTAGGATGCCCATAGTGGCTAAGTCGATACCGACAGACCATAAAGCTGCTTCTATGCCCTCTTTGTAGGCTTCTACGGCACTTGACCCCTTAAGCTGCTCAGATTGTGCAGTACCGTATAAAGTGCCTCCTGCACCTCCTATGACGCTTCCAACAATGGCACCCGGAGGGCCTGCTACCATACCACCAGCGGCGGCTCCTCCTACTGCTCCCGCAATGCTAAAAGGAAGATCCAAATTCTCTTCTAAATAGCTAAGCTCTGGTGCAGGGGGCGGGACAGTATCGTCTACAGTTTCTTCTTCTTCAGGAACAGCAGACTGTCCTGTGTACAGTTCCATCTGAGCTTGGAAACCACTTTTGCTTGGCTCTGAAAGCTTCTGCATTGTCTCTTCAAAAGTACTCATTGTTGATACGCCTTCATAACTTGATCGTAAGTGTACCTACCGTCCTTAACAGCTTGCATGGCTTCTGCTCTGTCCTCTGCAGGTAGACTGTAGAAGTCAGATTCAATTACCATGCCCTTAGCACGTCTGTAGTCATCGTAAGTAGGAGACTGAGCCATTGTAATTGAGTTCTGTAGTTCTCGCTCTGCGTCCTGCAACAGCACACTGAGACGACCAATGTTGACTTGGTTGTTGTCTACGTAGTCCATAATACTCTGAATAGCGTAGTTTCTCTCGCCGTCCGAAATAGCACCAGCAAAGCCTTGAAGACGTCTCATAACTGCCTCTGCCAAGATGCCAGCCAATACACCCTGCTTTTTAGGTATTTCGTTTGAGCCTATAAAACGAAGAAGGGCTTTAGACATCTGCCGTGGAACACCTCCGGTTCTGACTTCTTCAGTAGCCAAAAGATTAATGGCTTCCTGAAGAAGACCTGAAGTTTGCTGAAGCTCGTTCACTCTAAGAGACGCCTCTACTCTGTGACCAGCGTAGTCTGTCTCTAGCTTTTCTCGTCTAGCCATTTCAGGTTTGTCGGTTTGTGCCCTAAAGTCTTTTTGATCGGTACGCTCCAAATTCTGTCCAGTAAAAGGTTTACTTCCGGGGTCAGGTGTAATTGGCCCTCTTCGTGTTGATCCGTCCTTCATTACCATTTCTACTTGAGTATAAGTATCTCCGGTAACTGGGTCCCTAAAGTACAATACAATACTTCTCTGAACATTGGGGTCCTGACCACCATTCTTGAACGAGTCAAAGATTTCTTTAGCTCGTTGTGGGGTAATACCTTCCATCTGTGCAGCACCCCGGAAGTAATCATTTACGTCCTTAGGATTTTCAAAGTCAAAATCAGGGCTAGTCAGTACTTGCTGCAAAAGACCTTCTTGAGTTTGTGTGTCCTGTTCACGCATAAGTTTACGTATGTTTTGAACGTCTTTAGCGCCACCTAGGCCACTAATGTCCTGCAAGAGGTAGTCAGGAACAGCCTGTCCTTCTCTAGCCATTTGTGACGCTACGTCCACGGCACTAGCAAGCTCACCTTTTCTCTTGGTGTCTTTTATTTTAGTAGCCGTAGCCGACACTGCTGAAGCAGCCTGCTGTCGACCCATGGCCCTAAGCTGCTGAGCAATGTTAAAGAGAGCTACGTCGTTGTTGTTTTTTTGAGCTTCGGAAGCTTCCGCCATAAGAGCGTTAAACTCGTCGTTGGCTTTCTTGGCCCTGTACTGACCGCCTATGCCTGCAAGGGATTCTCCAACTTGTAACATGCCTCGACCAAAGCTGGGTCGTGCCAGTCCGCTTAATACTTCACTTGAAATCCTAGCCATTTTAAAACCCCTTAAATACTAAATAGGCTTTTTGCGCCGCCACTAACAAGACCACTACCCAAGTCTCCTAGCAAGCTTGCTTGCCCTAAAGAAGAAGACAACAGAGCATTGATAGCAGATGCGTAGCTTTCGCCGTAAGTTTGTGCCTGTTCGGACAGTGCTTGTCGATTGCGTTCAGAAGCAGTCATACCGGGCTCCAGTGCTGCCAAAAGCTGTCCCTGAGGCAAGTAAGAAGCTTCAAGAAGACCGGCAGCTGCCTGACGCTCTCTGTCTTGGTCAGCCCTTGCAAACTCCATAGCCGCTATAGCGTCTTTAGCCTGTTGCTCTTGCTGTGCTTGAGCTAAAGCCAGCTGCTCTGAAGTACCTCCAAACATCGCTGTACGCATCCCTAAGCGTCCTTGAGCAGCTAAACGCTCCTCTAAGTCTAAACGCTCTCTTTCTCTCTGAGGAGCCCTCAACTGCTGCAGACGTTCTAAAACAGCAGTCTCACGGTCTGCAATAGGGTCCTGAGCAGACGTAAACATCGTCGTAGCACCCGACAGAAGGTCTTTACGTAAAGCTTCTTCCTCAGGAGACAACGAAACGCCATAAGTAAACTGACCTGTTTCAGGATCTTGAGTCATTCCGAACTGACTGCCAGTAGCTGTCGTTACTGTGTAAGGCTGAAACTCCAGCATTCCAGAAAGCGCAGGAGCTAAGCCTTCGACAAACTCGCCTGTGTCAGGGTCTGTGTATCCGGGGCCAAAGCGTTCAAAAGCTTCTTGGCCGGTTTTGCCTAGCTTATCATAAGCCTCTTTTATCAGGCCAGCCCCAGCCCCTATACCTAGGATTTCTGCAATAAATTCGTCCATTCTTAACTCCTAAAGAAGCTTTCCTAATAAAGCCATTACGTTAATCTCCTGTAGAGACAAAGCAAAACCGTTGATGTCTGCTTCCATGCCTACTGTAACACTTGTGCCGTAACCCGTAGCGTTTACGTTTCTTCTGCTGGTTACGTTGTCACCTATTGTGTACTCAGCTGTGCTGTTAAATTCACTGACGCCGAACTCACCGCTGATACCACCACCAGTAAGCGGCAGTCTTTCTGTGCTAAACGATGTACTAAAATCATAAGCCCACTTAAGAAATACATCAGAGGCGTTTGAACTAACAATAGTTGGTCTGATTTTCTTAAGTAGTTTTATTCTAGCGGCGTCACCAAAAGTTAGTCCGGGCCCGTAGTACTTAAACCGGTACTTTACGTTGTTATCTTTATAACCTGTGTATTCACTTATGCCGTTGGTAGTACCAATGTACAAAGTACCGTCGTCTAGCCGACCAAAAGAACTAAATCCTGTACCAATCCAACGAGTAACACGGTAAGCACCGTTTTCTAACTGACCTCTGACGTCAAAACAATAGATTACGTCCTGCCCGACAAACGACAACAAATAAAAGTTTTCTTCCGGGCTGTAGACAGACCTAAAGAATTCGTCTTCGTTTTGTAACGAAATGATAATGTCTTTAGTGATGTTCGCAGACAGTGAAGAGATAGGTGCTGACTTCTCTTGTATGGTCCGCCCAATGCTCTTCAGTCCCGTTTGGGACAAGAAGAGAACGTCTGTACCTGTGTTCTGTACAGTATCCCTGTCGACACAACCTACATTTGATATAGTGTCGAGAAGAGACATCTCCGCTGGTCGATCTGCGTTTTGATAAATTACAATACTACGTTTTCCAAAGATCACTAGGAAGCCGTTGTGGGCCGCTAGGGCAACGATCTCGTCATACCCGTCAGGCCATACCTTAGATATATCAATAGAGCCTGAGGTGCCTCCAGACCAGTCATGGCCTATCAGCAGGTCAGACCAGTAAACTGTAGACTTGTCAGTACTAAAGTCAGCAGTCCACAGACGACCATAACCAGCGATTACTTCGTTGCCGTACATTGCGCTGGTAACGCCTGCAGCGCCAGTGACAGTACTGAGTTTTACTACAGACCCGCCAGTGTTGTCGTACACTAGAGGTTCGTGTGCTCTTTGGAAAAAGTATATTTTGTCGTTAAAGTTCACCATCTTCCAGTTGTCGGCACTGATGGTGTAACTAGCAGGAGTTTCGTCTACAAGAGTAGTTGTCCCGCTCATTATTTTGTTGTTGCCTACAGAGAAAACCTTTTTGTTTCCTGCGTCGTCCTTAAACTCTTTTATAGCACGTATAGCTTTGTCTGTGCCTAAAACAGTTTTGTTAGTGGTGATTACGTCGTGACCTTTACGAGCAGCCACACGACCACGCTTGTCGATAACAGCGTTGTCCGCTATCTCAGCAAACGAAGGGTCTTGAGCAATCGGAGAGTCTTCGGTGTTTATGCCTTTGAAACCCGGAGCTACAAGATTAATGCTTTTGAGTTCACTCGCCATATTTATACCGTATGAAATATCATTTCTTCAGGGTGTTTAGCAGCGTCTAAAGCCACAGCGTCTGCTAGTGTTTTGTTAGCAATCTCAAAGTATTCCGACACCGACGTGCCTCCGGTTTCTCCACGCTCACGAGCAAGCAAAGCCAAAGCCATGTTAATGACAGGCTTAGAAGGAACTAACAATACGTCAGCATTGTCACTCAGGTCTGCTTGTCTTTTTACAACGTCAAAACGCAAGTTGTACACTCCGTCTGGTGTTGGTCCCACAAGAACCTGAGTGTCACCGCTGGCGTCTAAGCCGTTAAAGGTGTAGTACTTTGGTGCACCTTCGACAGCCTCTGCTATGTACAGAGCGTTGTTAAACCAGTCCTTGGTTTGATATTCCATAAAGCAGTTCTGTGTGTCATTAATTACGGACATAACTTTTACACTGTCGCCACCACCAGTTAAAGAATAAGTGTTGTCTGAGGCTGTAGTGGAGATAGAAATTGTTGCACGTAAGGCAGACCAGTCTGTAGTCTCTTCTACAATCTGTTTTGCGTCGTTGATGTAGTCACTAACCATGGTTGAGTAAGTTGTTTCTGAAACAGTGCTTACCGTCTCCTCTCGCAGCCTACGTAACACATTGTTCATTAAGTTCAAGTAAGTCATTTACAATTCCTTAGTAATCAGGAGAAAAGACTGTTTTTCAGTTCTTGTTTAACAAATCCGTCCAAAACATTAATTGCTCTTACGGGCGATCTGTACTGTACAGCCACAAAAGGTTGACGCTGGTAGTCAGGCACGGCTGCAAAAAGTCCCCCACTTCTACCACCGCCACCACCTCCGCCGCCACCGGAGCTTTCCTCTTCTTCCTCGTCGGGGTCTTCCGGAGGAGGGGTAGTTGTAGGTGTAACACAATTACCGCTTTCGTCTTCAACAGTACCCTCAGGACACACACATTCGTCCGACCCGTCCGAACTTACAACTTTACCGCTACCTTGTCCTGCACAAGGGTTAGGAGTTCCGGTGCTGACACAAACACCATCTGCGTTTTCAACAGTACCGTCAGGACACTCACACGGACCGTCGCTGGTTTTTCTTACTTTACCACCTGTGCACTCATCAGGGCCGTCTGGTGCTTTATAACAAACCTCACTAAACGACTCTTCTTGTGAACCGTCGCTATACGTTGTTACTAAAGTTCCCCCTTCTGGACCACGAGTTTTACAATAGGCAGATACGTATACTTTTGTACCACATTCATTTGGATTTTCTGCAGCATATACTGGATCATCACAAGGGTTTGGAGGAGTAGTACCACACTCGTCTGGATTTTCTGAAGCGTAAACTGGATCATCACAGGGGTTAGGAGCAGTGCCACACTCTGTTGGGTTTTCTGCAGCATATACTGGATCATCGCACGGATTCGGAGTAGTGCCGCATTCTGTTGGGTTTTCTGAAGCATATACTGGATCATCACAGGGGTTTGGAGTAGTAGTATCACATTCTTCTAAAGTATCAGCCATAGTCCCGTCAGGACATTTAACTTGAGTTATGGTGTCTTTTTTAACACAGACGCCTTCTTCGTTTGGTTCGTATCCTTCTAAACAATCACCACAAGAACTGTCCGTAACGTCGTCTCCAGCAATATGCTGTTTGTTTTCTTCTAAACATTCTTCAGCGGTTGGTCCATTGTCTCCTATGTCGGTGTCTTTTGCAATGCAATTTCCTGCTGGATCTTCTTCAAACCCGTCCAAACATTCACCACATTCTGAAGAATCAGTTACTGTACCGCCTTGTCTTGACTTTTCTTTACCACAGTCATAAGAACCAACTTCAGGTTTATCTACGCACTTTCTCTGAGCGGGATCATAAAATTTGTTAGGGTCTATACACTCGCCACAGTTGCCGTCTTCGTCTGCTGTGTACCTCTCTGAATCTTGACATTCCTGAGACGACGTAAACGGTATAATTGGAACGCCTATGGTATTGTTAACTTTATCTTTAAAGTACTTGTCGTAGATTTCTTCGGCAAGGATGTAACCTCCGCCAACTAAAATACTACCAATTGTTCCTAAAACATCGTCAACACTGACTTCACTAACGTCTTTAAAGATCCCTTCTATTTTTTTACTGACAGTCTCTGCGATGTCTCCCATAACTTCTTCAACAGAAGTCTCGCCCCTTAAGACTTTTCCAATGTCGTGCCCTACTTCTTTAATGGCTTTTTCAATGTCACCAACTGTTGCTCCCTTAAAGATACTACCCAAGGGTCCGGGCAGAGGGAAAGGCAAACCAATGCCGACACCGACAGTTACACACTCTCGTACCCACTCAGGAAGTCCAGTTCCTCCCGGTACTGATGTAAAACCACAAGGGTCTGTAGAAGAAGCCGACGCCGTTTTATTAATGATACCTTCTAGTGTTCCCCAAGGGTCGTCTATAGCTTTGCCAAATACAGCCTCAAGTTCCTTTAGTTTTCTCTCAGCGTCGTCGACGGCTTCCTGCCCGTACTTTTCAATAAGCTCCCTAAGGTTAGGGTCTTGCTCTTCTGTAGTGTCATCATCTACGTCGTCATCGTCTTTTGACTCAAGCCCTGCCTCGTATGACCCAATTACGTTATTTTTATATTCATTCCATCCCGGCATGTCTGACAAAAATTCATCATCAAACGACTTAAGATCATCAAGATTGGCATTTCCATTAGCTATATCGTCAAGAAGCTCCTTCCATGCTTCAGCTTGCTCTTGCCTGTAAATGCGATCTATATCATCTGTATCCTGACCTTCTTCATAAAAATCAGCAAAAATTTTATTAAGAAGCTCACTAACAAACTGCGCCCAATCGCCGCCGTCATCAAATGTGTCGTTCTTGTATTCCCACGTTCGAGTTGCCATTACTTACCGCCCTTCATCTTCATCAGCTTGTCAGCACCACGTATGCCAAAGCTGGCTGTGACAGCAACAAACAACAAGTACTGGTAGTACTCAGGCAACTTGTCTAACTCAGTAAACGCAATGCCTACCCGCTGCATAATACTCAGGTCGTCCATAGCTACTCCGTAGCAAACTGCTAGTAAAGGCAGGGAAAGAACAACGGTAAACCATTCGTCTTTCCATGACCTTCCACTGGCTTCAGCCATGTGCTGTTCCCACGTAGCCGTGTTCTCAATGACTTTCATCTGAGCTACGTGCTTGGCTTGTGACTTTTCGTGTCTGTTAGCGATCCAGTTATGAGCCAAGTTTGCAATAGGTCCAACAAGGGCTGTCCACATAACTTACTTGCCCCTCATCTGTTTTACAGTTTCAGTTTCCCAGATGCGTATACCTGTCCACACGATTGTGAACAAGGCCGCTACTGCGGGTAACAAGCCAGCCAAAGCGCCAACTCCAGTTGCTACAGAAATTGTGTCTACTACTTCTTTCATTCCGTCATCTGCCATAGTTATGCGCCTTTAATAAATAAAGCTGTACCGTATATCACACCGGATGCAACTGCTACTCCTACAACTATAGCAATCACGTCAGCTATCTTTTGTCGCTGTTTACGTTGGTTGTATATTGCCGTCTGGCGGCGTACACGTATGTCCCTACGTAACTGCATCATTTCTACGTAAGTCTCTTTACCGTATGCCCAGATAATCAACTCACGTATGTGCTTCTCTTGTTCCTCCAGCTTCTTGCGAGCTATGGTAGCGTTTAGTGCTTCTTCTTCTACTGAACCACCACTAAACAGCTTCTTAAAGATTGGAGGGTTTTCTGATTCCTTTTCTGCTTGTTTTATGTCTGATGCGTAGCTAAACCATTTGCCTAACTGTTGAGCAACCTGTTCAATCTCAGCACCTTTGTTTACTAAAAGTTGTACGCTTCTGAACGACGAAGACGCTAGTGCTACAAGAGAAAGCGGGTCCATTCATTTAAGGCTTCGTAGGCCAAGTTATGGTGCTAGGAAAGCCAGACTGCTGTGGCACATCCCTCAACGCCTGACGGTACGTTGTCATCTCTGCCGACATAGTGACATCAGACAGTCCGTAGTGATCTGTTTCCTTCAACAGTTCATCCCGTGTAGCTCGTTCTGCGGCTTCTAGAGCGGCATTGTCGGCGGCAACTCTGGCGTCCTTTTGCTCTTGGACAGTAACAGTGACAGTTTCTGTGCGGTCATAACTGTCATTGTCTTCTCCGGCAAGCTCGTTGCCATCAGAATCTAAATAACGCTCGTAACTATACTCTTGAAACATATCTTGTTCTGTCCACGCCTGTACCCAGTTGCCGTTAGCGTCCTGTACAGCACCGTTGCGGACTACTGACTTGTAACTGTCGCTAGGGGCTGGTGCAGGTGCCGCTAACACAGGATCAACACCCAGTGCGTCACACACGTTTGCATTCCATACTTTAGGCAGGGACATATTCTTGTTGTCATTTCGGATTTGGCCTTGAGTTTTAACCTCACCCGTTGCTCGTACTCTGTATTCACTCATAGTTGATATTCCTATGCGATTGCTAAAAATACCCAATCACCAGTAAGTATGCCGCTTGTTAGCGTAAAGCCTGCTGGAAGAGGATCAATATAATCTTGGGTGGTAATCTGAGCGTTTGAGCCGTTAAGTAATAGATAAGGATCATTTCCTGCAACAATACCTCGCACAGAATCCCACAAAACCCATTGACCTGTTGTGTTTGTTCTTTTTAATAACACAAACCTAGCGCCATTTGTGAAGCCGCAGTCAACGTCCTGTGAAACTTGAGACGGCCTATTAAATCCTCCAACTTTTGATATGCCATCTACTGATGCAAATAGATAGGCTATGTATGTAGATGAGCTTTGGTTTACGTTATTGTTGCTCGCCACAGTGAATACGCTGTCTGTTGGGGATGTACTATTCCATAAACCAACCCCTGCGGCGGAGCTGGTAAATTCAAGTTTTTTAGTATTTCCTAGATACTCTGAATATATCTGCCAATTATAGCCGGCGCTTTTTCCCTTGATAATCATAAGCTCTGGGGCAACGCCTAAATTATGGCTAACCGTTCTGTTTGCTCCTGTTCCCGTATAATTTACAATATCAAAAAATCCCGGCGCTCTGCGGAACGCATAATAAACACGATCATTGCTCCAAGTGATTAAATCTTCTGATATAGCTTCACTTGTATCCCACTTTACCCAGTTATTAGTGTTTCTATCTTCTGTGGCGGTGCTGTTGGTACTTAAAAAATTACCTGTTCCCCGTAACCTATCTGCCCAATACCACTGACTAGAAGTGTCGTAAACTTTCAATAATAAAGAATCTACGTTAAAGCCTGTATTAACTGTCCGATCTTCTCCTGAAGAGCTATTGACCATTGTTTCTACATGAAACAAATCAGTAGCCTCAAACTCTTCTGCTGGCTTGTGGGGTCTGCGGATGGCTACGTAGACGTAATCTTCGCCGTTTTCATTGGGATCATTAGCACCACCGCCACCAGCCGAAACAGTAGATCCTGTAGCTGTAGGCCACCACTTTTTACTTCCTGTGCCGCCTCCAACAGCTTCTGCATCGGTAGTATTAGCCTCAAAAAATTCTGTATCGTCGGATACTGGAGCGCCCCGCATTATGTCGCAAAGCATCCAGTTGTTACCAAAATCGTCAGCGTTTTTAAATAAAATCCACTGAGGCTCAAAGCCTAATGTAATTTCTTTTGTCCCGCCGTTACCCGTGTAGCCCCCACACTTAATAATTGACTCGTCGGAGTCTGTGCCAAAATCTTGCTCGTCGTGTGCGAATAGGTAAGCAACATACGACCCGTTATTTGCATTAACTAGAGTGTTATTACCAAGAGTAAACTCTGTTGACGTAGGCGCAGTATCATTCCAATAGGTATTGGAGTCGCTTGTTTCTTGGGTTGTGCTTAAATGAAGATATTTATCTTCTGGATTCGTTGCATCAAGAGACCGGTGATAAACTATAAAGTTTCCACTTGAATCTGTTCTTTTAACAACAATCATTCCGGGGGTTGAACCTAAGTTATGGCTAACAGTGTTTCCTGCCGTGCCATTACCCGTATAGGTTACAACATCAAAAAATCCCGGTTGCTTTCTAAATGTCCACGCAACAAAATATTCGTTGTCATCGTTAAGTCTAGTGTCATCATCAATTTCAAAGCCATCTCTAAATTTAACTAGTGAGTCAGTATCGTTGGTTTGGGAGCCAGTCGAGCTAGTTGAAATGTAATATGGCGCACCCCTTTCCGTGTCAAACCAATAATGGTTTGTAGTATCAGTTCTTGATTTTATCCACACCAAGCCACCTTCTCCAGTGGTTAATGTATCTATCGGAAGGGCTTCTGAAGGCGGAGTAAATGATTCTGTATATCGGCACTTGCCTCTAGTAATTCTGAAGTCATCTATATAACCATTAAAAAAATATGAACCGCCTCCCCAAGCGCCAACTCTAGGCGTATAGGTTGTGGCCTTTTGAACCCCGTCAGGGACAGAAATAGTATCTGAGTCAACAGATGATCCATTGATCCATATATTTACTGTATTGCCATTTCTTGTTGCGGCAACGTGCGCCCACTGGTTTGTAGGAACGGTTCCACCGTTTAAACTTGCTATATAGGTTGAGCTATCATCATTGTCATTTAAATAAAGTTGCAACGATGCACTGCTATTAATGAAAAACTGGATAGGATGAGATGCAGAATAGATATAGTTATAGTTAGTTTGACTCGTCACATACACCCAAGCCTCAATTGTAAAATCCTCATTTCCTTTTGGCTGATTATCGCCGGATATTTCTAGATGCTTGTTTGATCCAAATAGCATTGAGCCAGTGCCATATTTTTTCACTGAACTACTAACGGTTACGCTCGTGTTTGAGATTGTGTTTGCTATTGGTGCAGAGTCGGCAATTGAATCGCCGGTTAAATGAAGAGACGTAAAATCAGTTGGATGATCTGCCAACGAAATTCCATTATGAATGGTTTCGTATTCATCAGCGCCACGCCAAAGATGAATATTAAAAACATCATCAACGTAAACAGCGTCACCACCAGCGTTACCAGCGGCGGCTTGCAGTAGTTTATTAGCTACGCTCATGCCATTGCCTGCCCTGCAGTAAAGCCGTAGTAGTTAGTGCCACCGTCATAAGTAACAAAGACAAAAACATCAACACCACCTGATGTCGTAGTAAGCGTAGGCGCTGTAGCCGCAGGCCAGTCAACACTAGAAGGCCATGTGATTGTTCT